GCGGCTTTTTTCATTGGAGCGTGAGCCGGCCGTCGCGCCAGGCGAGAAACGTGCGCCGCAAATACTCGTGAAAGCGCCGCTCGGCTTCTTTGTTCGTTTCCAGCTCGGCGCGCGACTCGATCTCGCATACGTACCGGATGAATTGCGCCGCGTCGCGCTCGGTCACGGTGTCGAGCGTCGTGAAAGCTCGAACGAATTCGCGAAAACGCGCGTCGCGCGGCAGCATCGCCGACAGTTGCACGGTATTCATTGCGGGGCGATCTCCGTCGAGCTGCGCGCGCGCGTGTCGCCGGCGCGCAGCTCGCGCGGCGCGTATCGGTGCGTTTCCCATTCGGCGCGAAACTCGCGCTCGATGCGCTCGCGCTCGCGCTCGTTCGCACGATCGGCCGCGACGACGAGCGCGGCGAGGATCGGCACAGACAGCGGATAGAGCACGAACGCGCCGAGGCGGCCGACGATCGCGACGAGCACGATCGCCAGCTCGCCGGCGCGCTCGCCGATCTCGCGCCATAGCGCGCGGTCGAGCAGCGACAGCGGGACAAACAGAGCCGTGCTTTTCAATGCCTGGCGGTAAGTCATAAAACGTTGCTCCGGTCGAAATGCGGGCCGCAGGGCGGCCGGCGAGGGAAAGGGAAGGGCAGGGCAAGGGCCGGCCGCCGGCGGGGCGCCTGGCGGCCGTTTATCAGGCGTTCTCGTGGACGTGATCGAGGCGCCGGCCGACAGAGAGGCCATACGACGAGAGCCGCTTGAGCGAGAGGGGCGTGAGGTGCGCGACGCGTTTCATAAAGATCGTGCGCTCGATCTCTTTCTCGCCAACAGTCACGCCGGCCGCGACGAGTTGCTTGCGGAACACGGCCGGCGTTTTCACGGGCAATTGATTCCACTTCTCGCGCAAGCCGGTCGAGCCGGAAATGTGATCCATGATGTGAGCGGGGCGCACGAGCAAACAATCTTCGCCTTCCACGTCGTCGAATTTGAAAGGGTGTTTGAAGTTGCCGGCGTCGATCTCCGAGAGGGCGCTTTCGAGAATCCAAACCCAGGGCGAGCGCTCCGCGGTCGTCTCGGAAATGTGGCGATTCATTTCGGCGACGAGATCGGCGCCAAAGTTGCCGGCGTTGGTCGGCATGCCGGCAAAGTCGCACAGGTAGCCCCAGGCGAGCAGCATCGCGGCATAGTTGCTCGCCATGCGCTTTCCGCCTTCGTCGTCGGCGCTCGCGCAGCTCTTGCTCAGGCAATACGCGCGCAGCTCGTCATACTTGTCGAGCACGGCCGAGCGATCCAGCTCGGCCAGGTATTGCAGCCATTGCCGCACAGGGAAACGCGGCAGATCACGCGGCAACATCGGGCCTTTCTTGCCGGTGAGGTTGGTGCGGCAGAGCTTGCCGTGCAGCGACTTAACGGGCACGTCCTCACCAGCGAGCAACACGGGCGCCGAGAGAACGTATTCGGTCATTTCAGAGCCGCGCTTGGTGATGGTGTATTGATAATTCTCTTGCAGCAGCGCGACGGCTTTGTCGATCACGTCTTGCTTGCGCGCGCTCAATTCCTCCCATCCGACAGGGTGCGACGTGTGCGAAATGCTCGTGAGCAAACGAAACTCGGTTTGCAGCGATTGCCCCGAGAACATCGTAAAGCCGATCGTGCGCTCGATCGCCTTGATAAGCGTCGATTTGCCGGCGCTCTTGTCGGCTTGCATCATCATGTGCGGCCAGAATCCGAGCAGGGCTTTCAAGTGCCCGCCCAATCCCCACACGAGCGCCATTGAGGCCGCGTTTTGCTTGAACGTCTCTTGGTATTTCGAGAGCACGCGGGCCGCGTCAGACACGGGGCCGCTCGTGAAAGTCAGGTCGCTATACGGGCATTGTTGCTCGGCGTTCGTGAAATAACAGTCGGGGCCTTCGTTGACGACGAGCCGGCCGTCGCGCCAGGCCAGGCCGACGAAATTCGCCGCGCTGCGTGCGCCGAGGTGCGCCGTGCGTTCGAGAATCGAGAGCATGCGCGAGAACCGTTTCGGCTCCCATATCGGGCCGAATTGTTGCCACACGGCCAGGTTATGCACTTGCTTGTCTTGCAACACGGCGCGCGTGAGGTTGGCGCCGTGGCGAGGCGTCTGCACGGTCACGGCGAAATACGGCGTCGGCGCGTTGTCGGGGTCGCCGGTCATCGTTGCCGCCGCACTGGCGACAGACACGCGACTCAGCGACGCGACGCGAAAGCCGGCGACGTCAACGTGAGTTGGCTTTTCTTCTTCGCCGTCGCCGGCTTTCGCCAGGTAGCTAAGAAAGTCGAGGCGCGTGCGATAGCGCCAATACTGGCGAAAGTCTTGCTCGGGCAGCCATACGCGAGCGGGGCCGCGATGCGCCTTGGCTTCGCCAGGCAAACCCGCAATGATCCACTCCTCGTATTTGTTGATCGCCTTGCGCAGCTCGTCGGCGCCGCGCAGTTGCAGATAGTCGTTTGCATCGTTGATCGACTCGGTTTTCTTCGTCGCGCCGTCAGCCAGGTCGCGAACCCAATCGCCTTGATCGACGAGAATCGCCGCGATGTTCAGCGCGGTAAGCCGCTCATACAGCGCACAGGCCGCGTCGGGGCCGGGCCGCTCGCCTTTACGCGGGCCATCGGCGATCACGTCGTCGTTATCCATGCAGATCACGACTTGCTTATCGCGCAGAAACGAAAAGTCGATGTTGTGGACGTTGCCGACGCCTCGGATCGCATAGGCGGCCGTGCGCGGCATTTCGCACGAGTCGATCGAGAGCGCATTGATCGCGCTCTCGACGACGACGACGCGCTCGGCGTCTCTCAGCTTGCGCGGGTCGGCCGTCCATCCGAACCCGTCTTTCTCGCCCTGGGTCTGCGTCTTGACTCCGCCATTGATCGAGGGGTCGAGATAGCGCATGTCAACGGCGACGAGCTGCGCGCCGTTCAAGTCACGGACCAGGAACACAGCAGCGGGGCCGCCGTGCCCGACTTCGCCGGCGGGTTTCTTCGGGCTTGTCCAGTCGTTAAAGCCGAGCGTCTTGCACTTGAGCGCCCGGTCGATCGCCGCGTCGGTGATGCCGCGCCCGGTGAGATATGCGCGGGCCTTCTCGCGATTCTCGATCGCGCGCTCGCCGATGTAATCGACGGCCGTTTTCGGGCGTTGCTCGGCCGGTGCGTCGATGCGATCACGCGGAATGTTGTATGCGTCGTGCAGGTAACGCATTGCCTCGGCGACGTCGCAGCCTTGCACATGAATCACGAGGTCGATGCACGAGCCGCCCTTGTTGGCGGAATGATCTTTCCAGCCGGTGCCGCGATCGGGCAGCGGGGGAAAGATCGAGAGCGAGGGGTTTTTGTCGGCGCTATGGGGCGAATGGTAATTCGCTTTCTCGCCGCCTTTGCCTTTCTTGATGCCGAGCCGATCGGCCAGATCGTGCAGGTCAATGAGGCGTTTGAGTTCGTCAATTGAGGCCATTTTTTATCAGTCGTTCGCCGTTTGCGGGCGTGAGTTTTCCCCGCCGCAGCTCTCGCGAGCGCGGCCAGGTGTTCAATTTTTTGCGGGGGTGTTTAGTGCGCGAGCTGCGCGTCGGGGGTGTCGCCGAGGCCGTTCGCGAACATGCGTCGCGTGCTCGGAACAGGCAAGCTCGACAGGGCCGGCGTTTTCGCCAGGTCGATCAATTCGGCGACGGTGAAAACGCGCATGCGGCCGTTTTTCGGGTCGCGAATAAAGACGGCGTAAGACGTCGTGAGCGAAACATCGACGTATGCCTTGCAACGTTTCGACTCGTGTTCGCCGAGGGCTTGCAGCGTGGCGACTTCCGCCTCACGGCTCGAAACCATTTCAGTTTCGATCAGGTGCGCGACGCAACGCTCGACGAGCAAGGTGCGATCGTGTTCGAGGTGTTCGCCCTGGTGCTTTGCCAGAAACGCGAGTGCGACGTAATGCAAGGTGTTGTCGAGGTTCATGCTTTGGTCCCCTTCCGGTTCGGTCATTCAATCCAACAGTTGAAGTTGCTGCATAACGCGCTCTCTAACGTGCTTCGAGATCGGCAAGCCGATCGCCGGATTCGGCTTGGCACTCGGCGAGAGCGTTCGCACGGCTTCAAGATTCGCAACAAAGGTATGCCCGCATGTGTAATCGACACAGACAAAAACGATCTCTCGCATCGTTGTCGTCAGCTCTCGCGACGTGCGTGCAATTACTCGACTACGGCAATGCGGACAGCTCAGAGTGATTCGCATGTTTCTATTTCCCCGCTCGGTATAAGGAATCCGCCCCCGGCCTTATTCCTTCACGGTATTTCTTTTTGTCTATCGCCGGCCGCGCTTTTTATTTGTGAGCGCATACGCCTTGAGGCCTTCGAGATAGATAATCCGAGCCATCGAGGCGGCGCTACGCGCGTTCTCTCTTGCCAGGGCTTGCAGCGCGTCGATTTCATCGCCGCTCATGGTGATCGGCACGCGTTTCGCGCTCGATTGATTTGCATTGATAGTTGGCATGACTGGTTTCACTATGTAACAAGTTGTCGCTTGGTGTTACTAAGTGTAATTATATGCCTTACCGTTGCCTAACGCACATACTTTAATGAAATTTTCATTGCCCGAAATGAGAGAAAAAAAGGTGCTTATTCAAGAGATCATTGACAGAATGAAAGAGGTAGTCGGCGTTACAAAAGACGTCGAATTAGCCGAGGCGTTAGGTGCGTCGCGCAGCTCGACGGCCGTATGGAAAATCCGCGAGCGCGTGCCTTACTCCGAGTGCATGACGCTCGCGCAGCAATACGGGGTAAATCTCGACTGGCTTTTGCTCGGCAGGGGCACGGCGGGTATTGAGGAACCGGAACTAGAGTTGCATCCTGGTAACGTCCCTAATTCCCCCGATCAGTACGTCGAGTTTCCGGCGTTCGATATGCCGAGCTTCATCGAGAACGAGGTCGCGCAACAGTCGATGCGCATGCCGCGAACATGGATCGAGGGCGAGGGGGTGAGCATCGACGACACGATCGCGATGCGAGTGACAGGAAATTGCATGACGCCGACAGTGTGCGACGGCGACGTGTTGCTCGTCGATCGACGGCCGCGCGACATTGACGGCGTGTATCTCGTGAGAGTCGGCGAGAGCCTTCGAATAAGGCGAGTGCAACGAGTGTTCGGCGGTTCGTTGCACTTGCTCTGTGATAACAAAACCTATGCGACGGACGTGATACCCGCCGACCAGGCCGACGCCGTTGATTTCATCGGGTATTGCTTCGCGCACTTCCGGCGCGTGCGCTAGGTTTCTTACTCGGCGTTTCAAGCTCCTTTTTCTCAGCTCGCTTGATCGTGTTGTAAAGCGTCGTGCGTCCGACGTTGTATCGCGCGGCAATGTCTTTCAGCGGGATCGAGCCGTCTTGCATTAGCACGCGTATTTCGGCGATCGCCTTGTCGTCGAGTGCAGCAGGGCGCCCGCCCATTCGCCCACGGGCACGAGCGGCTTTCAAGCCGGCGCTCGTGTTCTCACTTATCACGTCGCGTTGATATTGCGCCATCACCGCTATAACGCCGAAAAACATGCGGCCTTGTGCGGTGCTCGTGTCGATCTTTTCCGACAGGCTTTCGAACCCGATGCCGCGCTCGGCAAGTTGCTCGACGATACGCACGAGATCGACGAGTGAGCGGCCGAGGCGATCGAGGCGCCATACGATCAGCGTGTCGCCTTTGCGCAATGCCTTGAGCATGTTTGCCAGCTCGACGCGGCCGGCCGCTTTCTTCCCGCTCGCCTTTTCTTCGTACACCTGGGCGCAGCCGGCGCGCGCCAGGGCGTCGCGTTGCATGTCGAGGTTTTGATCGATCGTTGAAACGCGGGCGTATCCGATACGCATGCCGCCCGACACGAGATCGAGCGTTGCCTTGTCAGCGGGATCACGCATGGCATGCCCCCATCGAGCGCAGATACGCGCCGAGCTGCGCGCGTTGGTAGCCGATGCCGCCGGCCGTCTCGGTGATCGTCACGTCGGCCGGGATCGAGCCGAGGCGAATGCGCCGCTCGATCGCCGCGCGCATTACGCGCCGATATGTCTTGCCGCCGACGAGCATCGCCGAGCGCACGCCGGCCGGCCAGTCGATCGCGTCGAATTGCGCCAGGTCCGCGAGCATATCGTCGGCGCGCGCGTCGCTCATGCGCAGCTCGTAAGGTTCGATCACGCGGTCGGCCGGCAGAAAGCCATGTTTCGCCGACAGGATCACGACGGCCGGCCGCGTCGCCGGCGCATTGGCGCGAAACGTGGAATACATGACGCCGAGATACAGCTCGAACGCCGGCGCGGGCGTCGCGCCCTTCGTCGCCGAGCACGCCATGAGAACAAGGTGCTTTTGCATGTTGGTTTTTGGTATGTTCACAAACCCGCTAGGCGGGGTTTTCGGTACATAGAAAAGTGTACTAGGTTTCGGAACACGCCTG